GGCTGCGCGAAAAGCGTTCAACGCCGTGACTACCAACACGGACAGCGCCGATCAGAAAGCATCTCTTGCGGAACTAAAAACCCCAGCGGCAGTAAGACATCTAACAGGTATGTTGGCTGCATACGACTGGCAGTTTATAGATATGGCGCAGGAGATCCGGGGCTACACGGTGGCTAAACTGGTTGAAGAGACAAAGTCCCCCAACGCCAACATCCGTCTGAAAGCTTTGATCGCGCTAGGCAAGGTCACAGAAGTCGGGCTCTTTACTGAGCAGATTGAGGTCAAGAAGATTGAGATGTCGGATGCTGAAGTTGAGCAACGCATCAAAGATAAGTTGGCCAAGTTCATGGGAGTGATAGACGTGGTGGACGTTTCCGAGCGCCCAGACAATAGTCCACAAGAGAAAAATGATGGGTCAGATGGACTTTGAGCAGTTCACTTCTATCAGCAAGGTGGAGCTTGAGGCCATCCAGAAGGCGCTGCCGTTCATGAGTCTGAAAGACAAAATAGAACTCCTCGACGATATAGAAGTGCGCGAACGTCGCGCTAGCCTTACGGCAGCTAAGACGAACATGTTGGGCTTTGCTACATCTGTGTACCCCGGGTTTAAGATTGGCCCGCACCACAGGAAGCTAGCTAAGATCTTTACGGACGTGGTTGAGGGGCGTAAAAAGCGGGTGATTATCAACATCGCGCCGCGTATGGGTAAGTCTGAGTTCTCCTCTTATCTGTTCCCCGCGTACTTCCTTGGCAAGTATCCCAACAAGAAGATCATCATGGGCACGCACACTGCGGGTCTGTCTGAAGACTTCGGTCGGCGCGTGCGTAACTTGATTGACTCTGAGGAGTACCGTGATGTTTTTCCGCAAACATTGGTTGCAGACGACCAGAAGGCTGCTGGTAAATGGTCTACAAGCGCTGGCGGTCAGTATTATGCTGCTGGTGTCGGGGGCGCTCTTGCTGGTCGTGGTGCTGATCTGTTCGTTATTGATGATCCTCACTCGGAGCAGGACGTTAAAGTCAATAGTCGACTGGCTTTTGATACCGCATGGTCGTGGTTCCAGACCGGGCCGCTCCAGCGTCTGATGCCGGGCGGTGCGATCATCATTGTGATGACGCGTTGGTCGCTGTTAGACCTGACTGGGCGCTTAATTGACTACCAATCAAAAAATCCGGACGCAATTCCGTGGGAGATTGTGGAGCTTCCGGCCATTTTGAACGAAGACGAGGACAACGAGAAGTCACTTTGGCCCGAGCAGTGGCCTCTTGAGAGCTTAAAAGCTACAAAAGCGTCGATTGATCCGCGTTATTGGAACGCGCAGTACATGCAGCAGCCAACATCTGAGAACTCTGCCATCGTTTCACGCAAAATGTGGCGTATTTGGGAGCAGGATGACCCGCCAAGGTGTGAATACATCATCCAGTCTTGGGATACGGCGTTTGAAACCAAGAACAACTCTGACTATTCCGCCTGCACAACGTGGGGCATCTTCTACAACGAGGAAGAAAATGACTCCCCCCAGCTTATCTTACTGGATGCGTTTAAAGATCGCATGGCTTTCCCTGAGCTCAAGGTAATAGCGCTTAAGCAATACAAAGAGTGGGAACCTGATGCGTTCATTGTGGAGAAAAAGGCATCTGGGGGGCCGTTGATTCAGGAACTGCGGGCGTTGGGAATCCCAGTCCAAGAGTTCTCCCCCAGTCGCGGTAACGACAAGATGGTGCGAGTGAACGCGGTTGCGGATTTATTCAGCAGTGGTAAAGTCTGGGCACCTGACACACGCTGGGCACGGGAAGTGATTGAAGAGGTGGCCGCGTTCCCAGTTGGGGAGCACGACGACTACGTGGATACAACAACACAGGCGCTGCTACGCTTCAGGCAAGGCGGCTTTATTGCTTTAGACACGGACGAGAAAGACGAGCTTGAAATCTTTCGCCGCCGGAAACACGAATACTACTAGGACTACACATGGCAACGAATATTGACAAAGCGCTGTACCAACAACCCGTGGGCATCGACGCGCTGGGCGAGCAAGAGTCACCATTAGAGATTGAGATTGTTGATCCCGAAGAAGTTACCATCGGCATGGATGGTATTGAGATCACCATCGGCAAAGAAGATGACGATGAAGAAGGCTTTGACGATAACTTGGCCGAGTACATAAACAGTGGTGCCTTGCAATCCTTGGCTGGGGACTTGGTGTCTGACATTGACAACGACAAGAATGGTCGTAAAGATTGGGAAAAGACTTACGTTGATGGTCTAAAGCTGCTTGGCTTGCAGATTGAGGAGCGCACTGAACCATGGAACGGCGCATGCGGTGTGTTCCACCCCATGATTACAGAAGCTGTTGTTCGCTTCCAAGCAGAGACAATTACTGAGACGTTCCCAGCCCAAGGGCCTGTGCGTAGCAAACTCATCGGCAAAGAAACGCCGGAGATGAAAGAAGTTGCGTCTAACGTTGAAGACGACATGAACTACGAGTTGACGGAAGTCATGACTGAGTACCGCGCTGAACACGAGCGCATGCTCTGGTCACTGCCAGCTACAGGCTCAGCGTTTAAGAAGGTGTACTACGATCCCAATTTGGGACGTCAGGTCTCCATGTTTATTCCTGCGGAAGATATGTATCTGCCGTACGGCACAACAGATCTGGATACTTGCTACCGCATCACGCACGTCATGCGCAAGACCAAGAACGAGATCATCAAGCTCCAGCAAGCGGGCTTCTATCTTGATATTGAGTTGCCTGACTCACCCAAAGAATTGACAGACATTCAGAAAGCCAAGGACAAAGAGACAGGCTTTAGTGATTTGAACGACGACCGCTACACCCTGTATGAGTGCCACGTGGACTTGAACCTTGAAGGCTACGAAGACAAAGACGACGCAGGTGAAGAGACCGGCATCATGCTGCCGTACGTTGTCACGTTGATTAAAGGCTCTAACGACATCCTGTCAATCCGCCGTAACTGGAAAGAAGATGATGACCTCAGACTCAAGCGCCAACACTTTGTGCACTACCAATATATCCCGGGTTTTGGAGCTTACGGCTTCGGGCTTTTCCATCTTATCGGAGGCTTTGCTAAATCCGCTACCTCCCTCATGCGACAACTCGTCGATGCAGGAACGCTTGCTAACTTACCCGGTGGACTCAAGACACGGGGCCTGCGAATCAAGGGCGACGACACACCAATCGCACCCGGAGAGTTCCGTGACGTAGACGTTGGCTCGGGCACGATCCGCGACAACATCTTGCCGCTCCCATACAAAGAGCCAAGCCAGACGTTGTTCAACTTGATGCAGACCATCGTTGATGAAGGTCGCCGGTTTGCCGCTACTGCTGACATGAAGGTGTCTGACATGAGCGCTAACGCGCCCGTGGGAACCACACTTGCGTTGTTAGAAAGACAACTGAAAGTGATGACTGCGGTGCAGGCTCGTGTGCACTTTGCCCTAAAGCAAGAGTTCAAACTTTTGAAGAACATCATCCGCGACTACACAGACGCGGACTACACATACACACCCGAGTACGGCACTCGCAAAGCTAAGAAAGCCGACTATGACTTGGTGGACGTTATCCCCGTGTCAGACCCCAACGCTGCGACAATGTCTCAGCGCGTTATCCAGTATCAAGCCGTCATTCAGATGGCGCAGATGGCTCCGGACATCTACAACTTGCCAGAACTCCATCGCGGTATGTTGGGCGTCTTGGGTATCAAGAACGCTGAGAAGCTTGTACCAATTGAGGACGATCAAAAGCCGATTGACCCAGTGCAAGAGAATCAGAATGCGCTTAAAGGTAAGCCACTTAAAGCATTCTTGCATCAAGATCACGCTGCTCACATGCAGGTGCACATGATGCTGTTGCAAGACCCGATGATGCAGCAATTCATTGGTCAGAACCCACAGGCTCCCAAGATCATGGGCGCAATCACTGCGCACATTGCAGAGCACGTTGGTTATCAGATGCGCCAGCAGATCGAGCAACAGTTGGGCATGCCCCTGCCTCCCGAAGACGAGAAGTTGCCACCGCAGATTGAGATTGCCTTGTCGGGCATGATGGCTCAAGCGGCCAACCAAGTGCTGATGCAGAACAAAGCCAAAGCTGCACAACAGCAAGCTCAGCAACAGATGCAAGACCCAGTCATGCAGTTGCAGATGCAGGAACTCCAACTCAAAGCGCAAGAGCTAGAGTTGAAGAAACAAAAGATCATGATGGACGCTGCTGGAAAAGCCGACGCACAGGCTTTACGAGAGCAAGAAGTCAGCGGCAAACTGGAGTTGGAAGCTCTTCGCACAGGTGCGCAAATCAAAGAGAGCGAATTCAAGCAACAGTTTGAACAAGAACGTGCTGGCATCCAAATGGGCGCTGACATCGCAAAGAATAAAGCCCAGATGGATTTACAGGCGCGTACTACTGCGCTCTCAAATAGTAGGAACCAACGTGAGCCTAAATCATGATTCAAGACTTCGTACGCGTATTACGTGAAAAATTACGCACTGACATGAACAACTATGCTGATGACTTGGCTGGTGGTTCGTGCCGTACTTTTGAAGAGTACCAAAAACTCTGCGGGATTATTCAGGGTCTAGCCCTCGCAGAGCGTTATCTACTTGACCTTGCACAGAAAGTTGAAGAATCAGATGAGTGATATTGATTTAACCCCCGGTGCTTTTGCACTGCCTGAACCCATCCAGCCTCTGGATGCTCCTGAAGATACTGATGAGCAGAAGGCCACGCAACTTCCCCTGCCCACAGGCTGGAAGATTCTTTGCGCGGTACCCGACATTTCTGAACGAGTGGATGGTACAAGTCTGGACTTAGTCCGGCCTATTGAGAGCATGCGCCAAGAAGAAACTGCAACCACTGTGTTGTTTGTTTTAAAAGTTGGCCCTGATGCGTACAACGACACCGCCAAGTTTCCCAACGGAGCATGGTGTAAAGAGGGCGACTTTGTGTTAGTACGTACTTACTCCGGCACAAGATTCAAGATCTTTGGTAAGGAGTTCCGTCTCATCAACGACGACCAAGTTGATGCTGTTGTGCAAGACCCTCGCGGCCTGACCCGCGCTTGAAAGGAAGAATATGGCTGAACCGTACAAGTTCCCCGACGAAATTGAAGACAAGAAGCCCAATGAGGTTGAGTTTGAAATTGAAGGGGCTGATGAAGTAGAGATTGAAATCGAAGACGACACGCCTGAGCGCGACAGAGGCCGCAAGCCCCTAGACCGTGAAGTGCTTGATCCAACCGATGAAGAAATCGAGTCCTATTCTGACAAAGTCAAGGGACGCATTAAAGAGTTGACCCACGCCCGTCACGACGAGCGCCGTGTCAAAGAAGCCACGATGCGTGAGAAGCAAGAGCTTGAGCGTCTTGCACAGCAGTTGATTGAGGAGAACAAACGCCTCAAACAAAATGTATACACAGGACAAGAAGCTATCATTGAGGGCGCTAAGTCAAAAGCCGATTCTGAATTGGTTATGGCAAGGCGTAAACTTAAGGAAGCCCAAGAGTCCTATGACACGGATGCCATCATTGAAGCCCAAGAAGCTGTGATGGACGCAAAGATTCGTGCAGAACAAGTAAAAAATTATCGTCCAACCCCTTTACAGGAAGATAATTTTGAGGTACAAACGCAACAAACCCAACCCACAAGGGCTGAACCGGACGAAAAAACTCTGCGCTGGCAGGCAAAAAACCAGTGGTTCGGACAGCAAGGGTTTGAAGAATACACCAGCTACGCACTAGGGCTGCATCAGAAACTAGTCACAAACGGAGTGGATCCCCGCTCTGCTGAATATTTCGACCAAATTGATGGTCGCATGAAGTCAACTTTTCCGGATTTATTCGGGCAAGCAAATGACAAGCCAAGGTCTGGTGAGGTTCAAAAACGACCTACGACAGTGGTTGCCTCTGTATCTCGTTCTACGAGTGCAGGAAAAATTAAGCTAACTCAAACGCAAGTAGCGTTAGCGAAAAAATTTGGTTTAACCCCGCAGCAATATGCTGCTCAAGTAGCAAAGTTGGAGAACTGAAATGGCTGAAACAATTGACCGCTCAAATCGTGACAGTAAGTCACGCGATAAATCTGCTCGTACGGTATACGTACCGCCGAGCAACTTGCCCGATCCGACACCTGATCCAGATTACACGTTTCGCTGGGTAGCGACTCATGTGCTAGGTCAGCCATTAGCCAACAACGTGTCCTTACAGATGCGCGATGGTTATGAGCCGGTGAAAGCAGTGGATCATCCAGAATTGGCCTTGTTTGGTAACAACGCAAACGGCAATGTGGAAATTGGTGGGCTGATGCTTTGCAAAGCCCCCAAGGAACGCATTGAAGCTCGTGCTGACTATT